CGGGCCTGAGCACCATTATCGCGGTACTCGTGACGCTGGACCGCTTCGGATTTCTGAAACGGCCCAGCGAAAAGATCGACGCTCAGGCCCCCCCGGCTGCCTCCACTCCGGGGCTGACACACGCCGATCTAATGGTCGAACTCAAACAGGTGACAACTCGGCTGGACTCCGTTACCGGCCGCCTGGAAAACGTAGAGGACACCCTGAAACGGATTGACGAGCGGAGCCGAGAACAGCCTGTGGCTACCGCTCGCCTGGAGGGGAAAATCGGATCGTGGGAGGGCCGACTGGAGCGAATTGAGGATCTTTTGCTGGGGAAAGGCCCCCCAAAGATGCGGAATACCGGCTGACTCGCACCTTCGCCTCCGCGACCCCGGCAGCTACTCCGCGCTCTCCGGGTCGTCTGAATCGTCCATGAACAGCGGTGCCAGCGCGTTGTGTAGCTCGCGCCCGGCCTTCTGGCCGACCAGCCGGCAGTATTCTTCGGGCTCAGCCCCGGAGCGGCTAAGCGCGGACTCCATGCTCTCAATCGGTATCTTCACCGCGACGTACACAAATCTCGGCTTGACGGTGACCGTCACCGGCACTTCCTTTTCGATAGAATCGGTGACGGACAGGCCCCGGGTGACCTGATCTACGGTGTTCACAAACCAGTCGCGCAGAAGGTCGCCCCATGAGCCGGGCTGGCCTGCTCCCGCGGGACCGCCAGCGCGCCCCGAGGGCCCCCCGGCCGCGGGCCCCGGACCCGGCGCCTCCCCGGACTGCGCGCGGCGCCACGCCTCCCCCGCCTCCCGAATTCCCGGGTACTTCACCTCCATCTTTGCGGCCAGCAGGCGCGCGGTTTCGCGCTCACTGGCCGCGGAGCTTGAGTCGTCTGCCCGAATTCGCAGCTTGACATATCGCTCTAACTCTTTTGCTGTGAAAGCCATTACCTCTCCCTTACAGGCCCTTCACGCCGCTCACGGCGAAGGCGAGATTATCCACCGTTGGGTGGAGATACCGCTGTGTCGTCGTTAGATTTTCATGGCCCAGCAGGGCTTTGAGGCTGGCAAGGTCTACGCCCGCGGTGACTGCCCGCGTCGCGTAGGTGTGCCGGAGAATATGCGGAGTCAGGCCGTCCAGGGCGGGGTGCGAGTCCCGAATTTGGCGGCACGCGCCCTGAATCGTCCAGCTTGTAATGCTCTCACCTGCGACCCGGCCCGGGAACACGGGCGCGCTCGGCGGGAGCCCGGGGCCCAAGAGCCGCAGCCATTCCCGCAGGACGGCTTCACCCTCTTCGCCCAGCGGCACGACCCGGGGCTTGTCGCCCTTACCCCGAAAGCCCAGGACCAGCCGCCCTTCGTGCTCCCGAACGTCGCCCAGGGTCAATTCGCAAAGCTCGGAAACCCGGAGTCCGGTGCGAGGGAGCAAGAGCAGAATGGTCCGCACGGGCTCGTCAAACTGGCCCGCAGCGGTCAAGTATTCGGCCAGAGCACCAGGGCTGAGTCCCTGGCGCTCGGCGCTCTTCCGGCCCCGGGCGGGGGCCAGGATGCCCTTGATCTCGGCGTCGTTCTTGCCCGTGAATCGGAGCCAATGGGCTACCGCGGTGCGGGCGGGCTGGAGCGTTCCTTCGGGGGGGCGCTGCTCGCAAAACTCCGTATACCACGCTACCGGGTCGGGCCCGGCCCGCAGCAGAACGCCCATATAGACTCGCCTGGAATTGGCTAATAGTCCTTTCCGTTTCAGGTACTTGTCGAAATCGGCCAATTCCATTTGAGGCTCCGCGTTCTGCCGCTTAGGGTGTCAGGTTTCCCACTTCGGGGTGGTCCAGCCCGGAACACCGTCATCATCCGGGCCTTCGCCGTCATCGTCCGGGCCTTCGCCGTCCTCCCCCTCGGGCTCCCCCTCGCCCCCGAACGGCGATGGCGGCGGGTCCGGCATCGTGAAGGGCGAACGGGCCGGCTCCAAACGGTCTACGACACGGTGGGCCAACTCCATAAACTCGGCAAAGGCCGAGGGGCTGACTCCCGAATCGCCCCGGCGCCCCACGGCCCCCGCGGCTGCCTCCACGGCCCGTCCCAGCGTTTCAGCCTGAGCGACAAACTCGTCGGGGGTCATATCGAGATGATAGGAAAACCGAATTCTGGCCTTCATTGTTTAGTCTCACTTCGGCAGATGGGTGGGCCGGGGGCGCTTGGCTCCCGGCCGGTGGGCATCCAACGTCTGCACATCGTTGGAATCGTAATAGATCAAGTCCCCGAAAATGCGCTCTGCCACAGCGTCACACTCTCGCTCGGAATGGTCCAAGCTGGCGTTCTGGAGCATCGCGTGGCTAAGCTCATGCCGAATCAGGGCATCTTGTGTCGCGGTCGGCACATAGAGCACCTTCTGAGAAAAGCGAATGGTCGCCTTCTTTCCGTCCCATGCGGAGTACGCAAAGTCCCGTTCATTCGGATAATCGCCCGGCGGCCCGAATCCGATGTCCACCTGAATACCGGGAATGGCCTCTTGTACGGCCTGGAGCCGCGCTTTCACCAGACGAAAGAAGTCGCGGCGCAGGTTCACGATCTGCTGGGTCCGCTCAATTAGCGTTGATCGGGGCATCCGACCTCCAAGCCTTGACATCGCAAGTGTACGGGTTACGCGGTGGGGGAACCTGCCCCGTGCGGGGCCTACCCCGGAGCCTACCATGCCCATCACCACCACCCGCACCCTCGCCCTCACCGTCACCGTCGCTGCCGCCGTCGCCGCGGTCTGGTGGGCCGCCTACGTCCGCCCGGCCGACGCCGCCCGCCGGGCGGTCATCACCTGCGCGGCAAATGATTTCCAGACCGAGACGCTGCGCCGCTGCGCCTCGGCCCGGTAGCCCCCCGCCGCTGCCGCTGCCGCTGCCCCCTACCGCCCCCGGGTCAGATCCGAATATGGGTCCAACCCGGGGGTACGTCCGTTGGCTCTACGGGGCTCGTCAAGATGACTTGCCCCGGCGCATCGCTTAGGGCCGCGAGCACGGCCGTCAAGGTGTGCGGGTCAAATGCGCGCTCTTCCGGCGTCAGAATTGCAAGCTCCGCGTCCCCGCCGACCATGCACGCCGCGCCCAGCGCGATCGTGAGCCGGGCCCACTCCGCGCCGGACAACGCAGTATGAAGCTCCCCATCCCGCCGGAATCCGAACATGCAGACCTCGCGCTTTCCGTCTTGGAGCACAAGGTCGAATTTGTCAGTAGGGGGGAGATACCGCTGGACGCTCTCGACAAAGGCCACGCGGGCCTTTTTTACCAGGGTATTCAGAAGCTCAACCGCGACCTCGGCCAGCCCCTCGGCGGCCTTGGCCTCGGCCTTTAGGGCCTTGATTCGCAGCCGGGCATCCTCCAGCGTGCCCCACTTGGCTCTCGCCGCCTGGAGCACCTGCAACGCGGCCTCCGCGGCCCGGAGCTTGCTGTAAGCCGCCTCGACGGCTTGCCGCCGCGCTGCCGGGTCTACGGCCTGCGCTTGCGCCCGCTCCTCCGCGGCCTTGTACGCATTGACGGCTTTTAGGGCCTTGGTCTTGGCCTGCTCCACTCGCGGCCGAAGCCAGCACAGGGTTTGCTCAGCGTGCGCCCGTTCCTGCTCTTCGGCAACCTTGCCGCGGAGACTGGAAATCCGGGCAGCTACCGCAGAGCCGTCAATATGCCCGTTCATGCACAAAAGGCAGGGTTGCGTGCCCTTCCCATCGTAGAACGTGAGCAAAGGAATGGCGGACATCTGCAATTGAGCCATCGGATTAGACGGGCGGCCGGCCACCGCCTCGATTTCTTTCAGCTTCGCTTCCTGCTCCTTGTACGCCTGCACATCGGCCTGGGCGGCCTGCTGGAGCGAACTCAGGTCTACGGGCTCGGGCATCTGGGTAGCGGCCTCGTATTCCGCGGCTGCCTTGCGAACGGCCACCTTGCCCGCCTCGATGTCTTCGTCGGAAGGGCAGTCCAGGCCAATATCGCTGGACAGCGAATCAATAACGCCCTGCGCCTGCTTCGCGCCCGCCGTCGCAGTCCGGGCCGCCTTCGCCGCCTCGTCACGGATCAATTGCAAAAGCTCAACCGGCGAAACGTCAGCGTGAGCCGCGGCGTAGGTGTCGAACAGGTCGTGTAGCTCGTCGGCAAGGTGCTTCTTGATGCCCTTGCGCGTAACTTTCAGGGGGGTCGAAGCCAGCACAAAATCGCGGGCCTTCTTTATGTCTCCGCGCAGGGCCTCGACAGAATCCCGAATGGGGTAGGTGACCGTGATACCGTACAGGGGCGTATGATCGGGGGCCTTGCCCTTGCCCTCACCAGCCCGCCCGATGTCCAGAGAGCACGCAACGCCGGTATTCGTCTCGGCGCGGGCCTCCAGGCCCTCACCCTCCGGGGCCAGGGTCAGAAGGTCGATCCCGCGCTTCACCTGGGGCCGTCCTACGATGTCAGAAGCGAAGCCACTGGCTGCCAATTCCAGGGTATTCACAACCCGAGATTTTCCGGCTCCGTTGGCCCCCGTAATGATGGTCCGCGGGCCCAGGTCAACGGAACAGCCGCCCTTGGCATTGCCCCAAACGCGAGTGAAGTAAATCATATCCTCTCCCTCAACCGCTCACGCGGCGTTGTTTTCGTCAGGTTCAGGTGTGATGTCTACGCCGACGGCGACCGCAAGGTCATAAACGGCGTTGTAGTCCGCTAATCGCTGGGGCTGGGCTTCCCCGTTCTTCCAGCGGTACAGGGCACGGTAGCTCACGCGCCCCTCGATCATGCTCTCTACCTTTTGCGGGGGGTAGCCCGCATCGGAAAGCCGGGTCACCAGCACAGCGGGGCTTACCGGATATTCGCGGCTCATAGCTTCGTTCCCGCTGTTGTGGGCGGGGGCTCCGCGAAGGTCAGGAGCGGGACAACCCGGCCCCACGCCTCTTCGGTATTTTCGAGCATCGCTAAGGCCACCCGCTCGCGTAAATTCACAAGGTCGCGCAGCGCAGTTGCGACGACCAGAAGTTCTACCGACACGGGAGACGCAAAGTCCGCGCCCTGCGCGACGGCAGCCTCCATACGGGCCAGTAGGGCCACGGCAAGCTCGGACGGCAGCAGCGGGCCGTCCGATAGCTTCGGGCGCCCGATCAGCGGAATGTAGGAGCCAGCCGAAATCGGACCAGGGAAGTTAGCCATTTGACTCTGCCTTTTCCACAAGCTGCCAGCCTGCGGTCCATTCATCGGGATCTATTGCGTTGATCCCGCACACCGGGATCAGCGTGTCATCTTCCATATACCAAACGTGCCGGCGGGCGCGCAGAGCCGCGTTCACGATCGCCTGCGTCCGCTTGCCAACGTAGGGCCGCGGGCAGACGATATGGTGAAACAGGGGCTCTCCCCCCAGCGTGACCCCGGCGCCCAGGTCCACCATAAGCTGATCTGCCGACCCCGAAAACCCGAGCCGGGTCTGCCATTCATGCCTCGCGGTCGAGATGGAGACGGGTTGGCCTGCAAAATGGTCGCGCAAGAACTCGACCTGCGCCTCAATCTGATCGGACTCTTCGCCGCGGGCGTGGGCCAATAGAACTCGGATCTGCTTTGCCACCGGGGCTCCAGGGTTCCCGGGGGGATAACCCGGCCCTTGGCGTCCGTCAAATACCAATGTTCTGCGCCTTTCTGACCGATTCCGCGGCTGCGTAGGTTCCCCGAGATCGCGCAGCCCGCTCCAACCGCCCATGCCGGGGCTGCGCACAATGGCAAACAACGCAGAGCGCGATCAGGTTGATGGGGCGGTTATCCTGCTTGTTTCGGTTCTTATGGTGAACGTGCAGAAGGTGACGAGCCCCCCGAAGGTTGACGCCGCATCCTCGGCATTTCCACCGCGCCTCCCGGCGCATGGCCCAGGAAATAGAGGGCCAGTCCTCGGTATAGCCGTCCGGCCGGAGGCGCGGTCTGCCATCTGTGCCCGTAGCGGGCGCCGAAAGCCGCGCAGTCAGCCGTAACGCGGCCTCCGCGGTGGGCGGGGGCAATTGCGGGCGGCCCCGGAGCGCATGGGGCACGGGCTCCGCGGGTACGGGCTCCGCGGGCACGGGCTCCGCGGGCACGGGCTCCGCGGGCACGGGCTCCGCGGGCACGGGCTCCGCGGCAGCGCGAACGGCGGGCGACGGGAACAAAACTGCGAAGAGGCCGATCCAAAGGACCAGAGCCACGGCGTACAGGGCCAGCGCCCCGGGGCCCAGCCCCGCTACTGCTACCGCGACGGCCCACAAGGCCGCGGCACCGAAAACAATGAGCACAAGGGCTTTGAGACAACCCATTAGCCGACCTCTTTCCACGACATTCCCGATTCCGCTGACGCCGTGAACGTGACGCCCGGCAGCTTCGGGTGGGTCTTGTTCATATGGTGATTGATCACCTCAATAACCCACTTCGCTTCGCGCTCGGGGCACTCGACGACCAGAGAGTCGTGAGTCTGAGTCAAAAGGCCCGTTCCAGGGCCCCACTTGTGCAGCGGAATATCTCTCCAAATGCCGATCATGGCGTCGTTCACCAGCGCCGACGCGGAGCCCTGAATGGGAAAGTTTACGATTTCATTCGGGTTCTCGCCATCCTTGCAGAAGCGACGGCGCCCATGCACCGGCTCTTCGACAAAATGCTGGGTGCGGAACAGCGCGATCTCGCGGTCCCAGCCGGGCTCCAGCTCAGGCACGCCGCCGAGCCAGTTAGAGCGCATTTCGCGCACCTGCCGTACCGGCATCTTCGCATAGGGCAGCTTCGTCCCTCCGGTGTCGGGGTCCGATACCTCGGTGCTCTGAATGATCCGCGCGCCCGTCTCGACACTGGCCTTGTATTGGTAGGCATACTGGATGATCTTCGCAAGCTGGCGCATCTCATGCGCGTCGCCCTTGAATTTCGTACCCGACATCCAGGGTGGAGGAGAGCCCGCCGCCGCGATGAACGCGGGCCCGAATACCGCCAGCGCGGTAACCGCCGTGTGCGGATCCCAGCCCAACGCGAAAGCGTCAAGGTACTTCTTTAGCTGCCATCGGGCAGCGGCGATCCGCAATTCCAACTGATCGTAGTCTGCACCCACCAGCACGTTCCCCGGCTGGGGGATAATCAGCTTGCGCAGGTGCTTCGGGAAATTCTGAGCGTTGATCGGGCTGCTGGACGATAGCCGCCCGGTCACGGTCACATGGGCGTTGTAGCCGGGCCGCATCCGGCCGTCGGCCCATAAGATTCCGCGCTTTGCGTACCCTCGGGCCTCCCGCTCGGCCTTCACCTCCGGGGGCTCGTCTTCGTCCCAGCCGACCGTCGTGATCTCTTCGGTCATCGGGCGCAGCTTGACAACGTAGGTGCCAAGCTCCTTCATGGCCTTTCGGTACTTGCGGAGCGTCAGAATGAACGCGCGCTGCTGCTGCGTCAGCCGATCCAGGGTTAGGAGCGACCGCAGCACCTCGTCACCCGTGGCAGGATCTCCAGTCTCCGTAAACCGAATTTCGTCATCTACCGGCGGGGTCAGGCCCCATTGCGTAAAGATCACCTTCTGTAGCTGTTTCGTAGACGCGGGATTGAAGTCGGGCCGCCCACAGATTTCCTGCACCTTCTGGCGAAGGCTCAGAACGTCTTGGAGCCCCTGAACCTCTGCCTTCTTCTGCGCTTCCCGGTCTACACACATGCCAACGTGGTGCATATCGGCGCAGACCTGCTGCACCAGATGGTCCGTCGCTACCAGCGTGCTCTGCCCCGCGCGCTTCACATCCTCAATCAACGGAGCCGCGACCCGCGCCGTCACGGCTACGTCCAGGCCGCAGTATTCGTGCAATTCCGCGTCTGTCTCCGCGTTTGTGGCGAGCTTGCGGCCCTCGCGGTCAGCCTTCCAGCTATGAATATCGGTATACTTGGAGCCCACAAAGCCCAAGCTGTGCGGTAGCTCGGACTCTGCCAGCCGGTGCAAGAGCATCGTATCCAGCGTCGGGTTGACCTCAACCCCGAGCCACTGGCGAATTACCATCCGGTCGTAGTACCCCGCGTTGTGGCCGACTTTCAGCGTCGAGGGGCGCTGGAAGAACGCGCGCAGAACCCTTTTGATCTCCTCCATGATGGGGGGCGGGTAGAACACCGTATCCTCGTGCCGGCCCTCCCAGGTGTTCCGGCTGCGCGTGCCCACGATCATCACGCGGTCGGGAGTCCCGATGCCTACACAGCGGATATTCGCAGACAAGGGCTCAATACCGTCCGTCTCTACGTCGTAGGCGTAGGGGCCTCGCCCGGACAGGAAGGCCGCAAGCTCCGCGGGGGACGGGTGGTATTCAATTCGCGGAGCCGTCCACGTTAGCCGACCCTGCCGCCAACGCACAAGGCGGTCGATGTCTCGGATCAGGGTATCGAGCCACCGCCGCTGCGCGAACACAAGGCCCATCGACAACGCGGGCACGATCCGGGCGTCGGGCAGGATGACATCTTGCCCCGCGGTCGGGGCGTCCGGCGGCCACAAGCGCGCACGGCCGTCGATATGCACAAGGTTCCCGTCAAGAATCGATCCCCGGATCGCCTGGATGCTCGGCTCTCCACCGAGAAGCGCCGACGCGGGGCCCGCGCCCATCGCCAGGATATGATTGGGGGCCTTCGCGCGCAAAAGCGTGTAGACGCCGGGCAGGCAAGCCTGGAGCGGCGTCAGGCGCAACGGTTTCAGCGGGGTGTGCTGCTCAGGCGGGAGTTTTGCGTTGGCCCGCGCGGCCTTATCGTTTTGACGCCGAGTTTCGGCGTTAGCCGATCGGATCTGCGCCAGCAGCTTCCCCATATCGTTGCCCGGAGGCTGGCACATGGGGACATTCTGCATCCACAGGTTATTTCGGGCGATCCCCGCCTTTCGCAAGCCAAGCTCAAACAGCCTCGCCCGCGACCCCACGAAAGGCCGCCCCTCCCGTAGCTCTTCGGGCCCCGGGGCCTCCCCGAGCACGGTGAAGGCCGCCCCCTGAGTCTTTTCGGGAAGGACCGGCCCCTCTGCATCACGCAAGGGGCAGTCCTCACACCGACATCCGAGCGCCTGCGCGTCAGGCTTTACCATTCATTTCCCCCTACTCCACGGGGCCCAGGAAAGGAGGAACCCCGGCAGGGGCATACCACGGGAACAGCTTAGGGGCGGAAGCCGCAGAAACGACGGGCTCGACAGCGGCAATATAGCCCAGGGTGGGCGCCTCTTCGCGCTGCGGGCCGAGCACCCGCACTACCATGCGCTCCAGGTCATCCAGAGACTCTACCGCGTCGCGTACATAGGGCGGGTCAGCCATTAGATTGCCCCGCATCGAAGCGATCTCGTAGGGCAGGTCGGAAATGAAGTCAAACCGCTGTATCGCTAACTCCCTTTCCTGATCGCTGTCTCCCAGGCCGTTCCGAATATCACGCACTACGGCGTCAAGGGCGGCGCAGTCTACGGGGGAAAGCTGGGCTCGGAGGGGCTGTAGCTCAGTCTCTAAGCGGTCCATTAGCCCGAACAGACGATCAATCCAATCCCGCATAACGGCTCCAAGGAGTTAGGGGGTTCACCTAAAGGCGAAGGGCCCCCGAAGCGCCGAAACGCCCCGGAGGCCCAAGGTGCCGGGCGGGCCGAGCCCGCTCAGGCGCCGAACATGGCGAGCAGGTCCGCGGCCGAATTCCCCGCGGGGGCGGCCGGAGGGACGGCAGCCGCGGGCACGGGGGCCGGAGCAGCGGGGGCCGCGGTTGCCGTCGGCGCCGAGGGCACGACCACCGGCGCCGGGACGGTCGCCGTGTGCGCCGCCGCCGGAACCGCAGCGGTCGCGGGGGCTACACGCTGGGGAGCGGGGGCCTGGAAAACCTCGGGGTTGGCCTTCTTCTTCTCATAGCCCTCCTTCGTGATGAAATTCAGGTTGTCGCGCTCGCCCATATCCTGATTGCCGGCGGTGTAGTCGATATAGCAGACCTTGCTCGCGTTGAGGACAGCGACCATGCGCTCCTGATCGAGATTCAGGGTCGCCAGCTTGTCCTTCGGAACACCGACAGACAGGAGCACCTTGGCCCAAACGTACATCACCTTGTCCTGGGGGCTGGTCGGCAGGCCGATCCAAGCGGTGCGGACGGCGCCCTGGTACGGGGCCTCCGTCACCTGCACCTTGATCTCGATCTGCGGGCGGCCGGTAGAGGCAACGTGCGGACGCGCGCTGGAAACGCGGCCCTGGTAAGTGCCGGTGGGGAGGGCAACGGAAACGCCGTCACCAATGCTATTCGGGTCGATCTCGGTGAAGTTGAACATGCGGGGTGTCTACCTTCTGCGGTGTCTGGTCTGCGCCCGAAAGGGTCGGAGCCGCCCTTGTGTCAAATCAGGGGACTGTCGGCGTAAAAGCTGGCGGCGCGAGCAGCCTTCGCCTTGTAGAGAATGGCGCGATCAATCGCGTCGCGTACCGTCCACTTCGCCAGCGCCGGGGGAACCTTCTGCGCCAGCGTGAGGAATTGCTGGGCGGCAGTCTCGCGGATAGCCGCGTCATCCAACGGCATTAGAGTTTCAGTCAACCGCTCCACCAGCGCCTCTTGCCACGGCGCGGAGCCCATGCGGCTCACGTTGTAACCGTTGAGCCTTAGAATCTCTCCGATATTCATCGGGGAGGGGTCCGGGGTTCCCCCATCCCGGTCCTTGCCCACCCAATCCTGGGAGTTGCTGTCGAGCCGGTAGACGCCGGGCCAGGGGCGGATTCCGCCAGCCTCGCCTCGGGCGGCGCGGAGCACCAGATCGCACATGGCGGGCAGCTTTTCGGGCAGGTCGCCCGTCAGCGCGGGGCCGCCCCGAACCTTCACGCCGTCCTCGCGGACCTTCGGCCCCCGCTCCAGGGCAGTCAGGAGCACATGCGCTCCGCAGTCCCGGGCGACGCTGCGGAAATTCATTACCGATTTCCGAAGCTCCCCGAAGAGCTTGAAGCCCGTGAAACGCCGGCTCAGCGCGTTCATAGTGTCTTCGACCAGAAAGTCGAATTCGTCCACCACAATAGCATCGTAAGCCTTCGCGTGCTGCTGGAGCACCTTCGCAGCGTCATCCAGGGTCGTATGCGCAAGGGTCGCGGGCTGGTATCCGCATTGACTAACGATGCTCTTTGTGCCCCCGGTCTTGCAGACAAACAGGGCATTTGGGAAGGCATAACCGGCATCTACGGTCTTGCCGTAGGACGAGGGCCCGTAGACGATAGCGAATATGGGCTCTTTCTGAGGCGCTGCACGCATTGACGGCTCAACCGTTTGGGTTTTCTGTTTGGCCCCCCTCACCTAACCGGGGGGCTTGCCATTCGTCAAGGGGCATCTCTCGGAGTATGCAACCTTCGGGCTATCGTACTATGCAGACTCGCCGGGCCACGGAATGTCGATGGAGCCGGGCACTTCGTTACCGAAAACGTCCCACCCGTCGGGCTTCACGCGGGCGAATAGCTCCAGTTTGCGTTGCTCGGGGAACATGCGTTCGATCCGCTCCCGCACTTCGTTGGGCTTTTCGCTGTGGGCCCCCCGCAGGATGGAGACAAATTGGCTTACGTTCCGGGCACCCCGGGGCTGCGGAATCTTGCCCCGCTTGCCGATCAGCACGATTTCGCACCGGCTCATGGTGTAGAAGCCGGGGTTGACCCGCTGCTTATCCCACACAAATCCAATCGTGGCCCACGCGAACCCCCACGCTTTCAGCAGGTCAATGGCTTGGTCCAAATGCGGGCCCGTTGCCCACATGAACAGCAGGCAGTCTCGGGCGCAGACTGCGCTGACGTTCAGCCTTTTCAGCCGATCCAGCGTGACCGTCGAATAATGCACCTCGGCGCCCCCCGTATCGTCGGAGCCCACGCCGGCGTGCTGCTTCTGCCCCTTGTAGTCCCAGGGCGGGTCTGCATAAATGATTTCGTATTTCGGCGCCGTCTGCGACTCAGAGCCCATCGTGCCATCCCACCTTATGCGCGAGGATCGCCGCCCACGTTGCGCGGGTAGCGGGGTTCCCCAGGTTACTGATCGGAATACCGTAGGCAGCGGCAATTCGGATCGCTTGCCCCGTGCCCCCGGTCGCCCGGGTCGTGGCGCCCGTCTCGACACCATCGGGCGTCCAGCAGATGACCCGCTTGCTTGGGTCATTGAGCCCGGCGCCGAGCACCTGATAGCCATTGCGGGCAATCAAACCCTTTGCGGCCCCCGAAAGCCGGTGCCATGCGGGGTGGTAGTCCTCCGCGAGCTTCCACGCAGCCGGGGTAACGTGGTGCGGCCGGTATAGCTCAATCGGAGCCCCCGCAGCCCGTGCTCCGTCCGCAAATGCCGTGTCTGCACCTTCCGCGCCCCCGGTGCGCAGCGTCCAGCCGGCCCGGCCCAGGGTTGAGGCGATCAGGCGCATCATTTCCAGAACGTCCGGGGGTGTCGATCTGGAGCCGATTCCGGCATACGCGCCGGGGCTACGGGTCATAGGCAGCCCCGGTCACGCGGGACAAGATCAGGTCGTAGTAGTGCGGCTCCTTCTCGATGCCGATGCTTGCAAATCCCAGGCGATCAGCGGCCAGAAGCGTAGACCCGGAGCCTGCGAACGGGTCGAGGACTAAGCCTTTCGGGGGCGTAATCAACCGGATCAAGTATTCCATTAGAGCGACCGGCTTGATCGTGGGATGCCGGTTGGCTTCGCCCCGCTCGTGCTTATTCACCTTCGCGCAGTAGAAGAAGCGGGCGGCGCCTCCGGTGTCGTTGTAGATTGTGTGCTCTGTCGGCTTCGGCAGAACTCCATGCACCCCAGCGAATTGTCCGCACTCATTTGTGTACGTTCGCTGACCGCCAGTGCCCGTTCCGTTCTTTATGGTGCCGCTCTGCTCGTTGAGCAGGGCAACGGGGCAGCCGGGCGCGCAATTCCACACGGCCTCCTCCCGCGTGCCGACCTGTTCACACATCGAAAGGTGCGATAGCATGAGGTTCGCGGGCCAGCGGCCCCCCGGCTTGTAGGTCGGGGTGCTAAAACCCGGGTTGTTGAGCGTTACGGTATGCCCGGGTTGCTCCGTTTGACAGTGCTGCATCTTCATCGGGTCGTATTCGTCTCCCATAGGAATACGGCATCCGTCGATGTTCAGCGCGCCGGTGCCGTACTTCTGCACGTTTTCGGCTACGGTCCCCTCCAGCGGCTTGCGGGCAAGCACGATGGGCTCTACGGCGGGTTTCAAGGCCGTGCCCCAGCCTTCCCACTGGCGGGCGGCGTCGGTTGCGGGGGCGGTGATGGCCGAACAGTCAATACCGCCGTTTATCCCGTTCATAAAGTTCCCTCCGCGAATGTCCTGCTTGGGCGTTGCCGCCCTATCAGTACGTCGCCCAACCACCTCACGCTCGGCTCCCGCGGCTTTGTCGATTGACTTGCCGATATTGTGGCTCTTCGGGAAGCCCTGTCCGTGCAGCCACATAAGACAGTCGCGGATCTCCCAGCCCGCGTCCTCAATAGCGCAGACGAGCCGGTGATAAGTCCGCGTACCGCCGAACGCCAGCAGATGCGCTCCCGGCTTCGCTACGCGCAGCGCCCGCGTCCAGAAGTCAGACCCCGGCACGCCCCGGTCCCACCCGTGCCCCATGAATTCCAGGCCGTAGGGAGGATCTGTCACGATCGCGCTCACGCTATTCGGCGCCAGTGACCCCATGAT